TGTTGAGTACATCTCTAGTGTAACAGGTGTTGCATCAGGTAATTGTTGTGGAACAGTCATAGAATATGCTTTTCTTGCAGAAGAATCATAAGCATCGTATAATAAACCAACCTCATATGGTTTAGGGTCTCTACCTAATCTTTGTCTAAATAACCCTTTTACATCTTGTGCTATGGAATCATAGTTAGGTGATAAGTAAGGTTGTATGTTTTGATAACTAGGTAAAGGATTTGCGATATAATTCTTTAAAGCTTGCTTCCATCCTTGTTCTGCTTTACCAGTTCCCATAATGTTAGCCAGTGTCATTACATCTTTCATAGCTTCACCGTCTACTTCAGGGTCCCAAAACCCTGGTCTAAAAGCTCTATTAACACGTTTACCTAATAAACCTGCATTTACTAAATCTGCTTGTATACTTCTTATCTGGTTAGGTGTCATATCTACAAACACATTATTGTCACCTACTTGATAAAAGTTATTAGGTATAGCTCCAATAGTTGTTTGTTGTCCTTGATAGACTATAGGTTGTGCAGGGTCAACTCCAATAAATTTAGTTGGTTCTGCAATACTTAAACCTACAGCTTGTCTAAATGCTTCATCATCATCAAAATATTCAACAGGTGTACCTTTACCTACGATAGTAACATACTCGCCAAGACCTAAAGTTATAGCAAATTGTGCTGCTTCTTCAGTAGTTGTTGCAGAATAAAGTGCATCAACTTGTTCCTGTGACAAATAAGGAGCTGATTCACCTGGTCTAAGAGGTGTTTTAATCCATTCTAATAAATTATCTACGAATGTCTGTTTGTCCATTATACTTCTCCAGCTAATATTTTATCTGTAAATTCACCTTGTAGTTCTGATTTTAACAGGTTTTGGAACACAGAATTGAATTGTGGATATTGTATAACAAGGTAGTCACCGTATTTTCTAAGCAGTTCTCTCATACCAATATAATTATCTGATTGTTTCCATATTGTTTTACTACCTGTAGCTTTTTCTACTTCATCTATAATTATCTGTCTTCTTGTCAAATATGCTTGTAAACCTTTTATTGCTTCGTATTTTTCAAGTCTTGGGTCTCTAACCATACGTTCTAGTTCTTCTATCTGCATATTTATTGTAGGTCTTGAAGGCAACCCTACAATAGTATCAAATCCATAACCCCAATATGTTTGTGCTAAGTTATCTTGATATTGTTTTTTAAGTGCTCTTGCAGCTACAGAGTTATCGTTTTCTATACCTAAATCTCTTTGCCATTGTGTAAACTCTACAAATCCTTTTATCTTTGCCTGCAAAGCTGCGTGTTGTCTAGGACTTCTAGGAACAGCAGCACCTTCTAAATAGTTATCTTTGATTTGACCCCAAGATAAATCTGAGTAAGAAGGTTCTGGGTTTGCATAGAAAGCAACTAATGGATACTCTTTGTATATATCTTCACTTTCTCTAAGCCACCTACTTCCTTCTTCTGTAACTGGTCTTTTCATAACAGTAGATGTTTTTCCTACAGTAAGTGCAATAGGATTAATGCCATATCTTTCAATAAATATTCTTGTGGCTTCTGTATCGTCACCAAGCACTTGTTTTTTTATTTCTCTATAATCATCAGCTAATGTTTGAAAAAAATAAAAATCTCCATTCTTAGTTTCTAATTCATACAAAGGACTTGATATACCTGCAGGTCCTACGAACTGTGAAGCAAATCTTACAAGGTAAACATACTTAGCTTGTTGTACTGCTTTTTCTAATCCAGCTTCTCTATCTTCTGGTCTGTCAGATATTATACCTGCATAAATCATAGCTTTGTATGTGTCCATAACTGTGTTACCAAAAGCACCAACTGTATTTTCATCTTTTGGTAAAACAACTTTAGATAACTTTTCTAACCAAGCTGGATATGCACCTGCTGCTTTAGCAAACTCTACAGGGTCTTTTATGTTAGGTGGTTCAAAATCACCAAATATCATTTTGTTTATAAATCCTTCTTCTGGATAGTTTTTAAATAAGAAAGATGCAGGTAACCTTACTACTGGACCTACACCTGGTAATACAGATGCAGCTAAGTTTACAGATGAAGCATACAATGGTAAGTTAACTTTTACATTATCGCTATCGCCACCAAGCATCCAGTTTTCTATAAGACCTTCTCCTGGATAACCAAATACCATTTCACCATTTGTAGGGTTTGCATAGAAAAAACCTTTAGTTCCTTCTGAATCAAACACTGGGTTTGGCTTTATACCTGATACTGATAATTGTGTTGGTCTTGTAGCAAACTGTAAATTAGCTTTTGTTAATCTACCCCAAGTTTGAAATATTTCCTGATATGCACCACCGAATGGAAAGATAAATCTAGTTGTTTGCCAAAAGTCACCTTTTTTAGATATGTCATAAAGTAAATCTAATGTTTGTTCTGTTGCTTTAGCTACTGCTAACTTGTTAATTAACTGTGCATCTTTGATACCTTGAGCACCTGCAGATGGTGTATTTTCCATTTGCTTTAATACTTTTTTACTTACGCCATCTTTTTTAGCTCCCGCAATTATAGTTTTTTTAACTTTTTCTGAACTGACAGCAATAAGTTTTGTAGAGCTATCATAATAAAAACCAAAGAAAGATGGGTTTCTTGTTAGTTCGTTAGCAGGTTTTTCAGACAACCATTTAAATCCAAACGATGTTGCTCTATCCCATTTACTTCTTGTAGTAGCATCTAATTTTTTAGGAACCTTTACTAAGTATTCATCAGGTAGTATTTCTTTAGGATTAAATTTATTTAAAAATAATTCTTGTGCTTTTTTTTCTGCAACAATTACTTCGTCATAAATTGCTTTTTGTACAGTATCGTCACCTGCTCTAAATCTTTTTATAGTAAGTTCATCTACTTTGCCAATATTTTCTAAATTTAAATCTATTTCTACGCCACCCTTAGATGTAAATTTTCTATTTGTAAATGCTTGTAACAACTCATCATTAGCAGGACTTGTAACCCAGCTAGATACAGGAGTTACTGCTTGTGCAGATTTATCTATAACACCACCGCCAAGTAATGCGTGTAACTGTGCTCTTTGTGTGTAAACAAAATCTGTAACTAGTTCATCATAAACTTTTGCATCTACTGCTGTTGTTTTTAAAATAGCTAAAGGATTACCGTCTCCACCTGATACATTAATCATTGTATCTCTTAACGGATTACCTTCTGTTTTTAACTCTTTAATTAAACGAGAATATGCAAGCTCTTTATTATCTGTAAGGCTTGACTCTATTAATGCAATTCTTCTTGCTAATGGGTCTGATGCACTACCTTGAAAGTCAGCATAAAATGCTCTGTTAAAAAAACTATGCTCTTTACCTTTTAAATCGTAACCATCTGCTAAAGGATTGTTTCTTCCTACGCTTTTTAATTGCCTGTCAGTAAAGCCTTGATTAATTTGTACTTTACCTAAACCTAATTTGTATATCTGACTTCCTGGTAAAAACCCTTCTGCATTTTTATAAGTTCCTGCTATTTGATTAGCTATGTATTGTATAGGATGTTTGTATAAAGAATTTATACCACTAGCAGCTAAACGTGCTTGCTCTTCTAGTTGAACTCTTACTAGGTATGCAACTCTTAACAATGCAAGTGGTTTGAATAAACTAGAGTAATAATTATCAAACACTGTTGTTACTGCCCTTTCTCCTATGGTGTCTATAACTTTACCTAACTGATTACTAAAACCTTTTAATAAAGCCCTGTCTGCTTTTATAACTGCAGATGGTGCAGGTAATGTTTTAGAAGTTATAAGATGATTTTCAAAGGTAGGGTATCTATAACTTGCTCTAAATAAATCTTCTGCTTTTTGTGGAGATAATCCTAGTGTCTCTGTCTGATATTTTACAAATTCTTTTTTAAATGTTACAGGCATAGATACATCCATACTTCCGTAGTACCTACCTATGTCTTGTGCAGATTCTAAATAACCTGCTGCAGTCTTAGTTGATAACTCTACAAACTTTTCTGTTTCTTTTGTAGATACGCCTGCATCTTTAAGTTGTTGTATTTTGTAAGTTCTTTGTCTAGCTAAATCACTTTTAATTGCACCAGCTACAAAGTTTGCTCTAGCTAACTGATTATCACCTATTTTTTCTATACCTTCTAATAAATTGTTAGCTCTTGCATTTCTTACTTTTTCTTCTACACCAGAAAATTTCATATATTTTACATAGTTAGTTAATAAATAATCTAAGTTATTCACATCAAGTTGTGTATTATCATAGACTTGACCAAACTGTCTTTCAGCATCAAAACCAAATCTACTTTGCTTACCAAATGTATTAGACATAGCTGTTCTAAATGTTCCTGCTTTTTTAACAGTAGGCACTGCCATATCTGTAGCAGCAGCTAAAACATTAGGTTTTAATATTTTTCTTACAGCATCTGCTTTGGCTATATCGTCTGTAAGTTTGCCTCTTTTATCTAAGTTTTTTAATCTACTATAAAACTGTGTAAATTGTTTTGAGCCATAACCTGGTGCTGTTTCTGCTAACCTAGTCAAACTAAAATTAGATTGTTCAAGAATTGTAGATGGGTTTTTTCTATTATCAAACATCCAAGCTAGAAAAGGAACCATATCATCACTAGCTAAATAATCTTCTACAGATTCTTGCCTTGCAACTTTCTGTATTCCTCTTTCTAAAAAACCCATTTGGTCTGCTTGTTCTGTAGTTAAAGCAGAAAATGTTTTTTGTTTACCTAAACCAAATTTTGCTCTTTTAGCAGATACTGCTGATACACCTTTTAAGGCTCTATTAGCAGGGTCAACGTACCAGTTTAAAGCAAGGTCAACTACACCAGTCATAAAATCATATGCTTCTGTTTGTGGACCTGCTATAAACTCAAGAGGCTTAAATAAAAATCTACCAGGTGTTACAGTAGGAGTGATACCACGCTTACGTAACGCTTCTGCTCTAGCACCAGTAAATTGTACTTTGTTTTCTGCTTCTTCAATATACTCTTCGAATATTGGTTTACCTAGTTGTTGTAAGGCAACTGCTCTTGCAACTTCAGCAGATACACCTTCATCTATAAGTTGTTGATATGTAGCAGTTTCTTCAGGGTCAGACCTTACAGATAAAAAACCATCGCCTATATCTACACTTCTACCTTCTTTTCTTGCAGTAACATATCTTGAAAAAGGGTCATCTACATCTGCATCTGCCCAAGCATCTTCAAGAGTTGTAGCTCTATCAGATTGTAATAATTCTGCTGCTCTTGCTGCTCTTGGTATAGTATTTCCCCAAGCCCACAAAAAACCACTGCCTACTGCTTTAAGCAAAAGAGTAGGTATTCCAACATCAGATGTAATACCTAAGTTGCTATATGCAGCATTTTTAATTTTACTCCAACTACTTTGGTCTCTTTCATTAACACGTTGTTGTAACTCATTAAAAAAATTATCATCTACATTTTGTTCTGCTGCAGAACGTAGTAGTGGTCCTGGCACATTATATGCTTTTTGATTTAAATTAGAAAATTGTTTTGCAACATCTGGTGTGACTGCTTTTTTAACTTTTAGTAAATCGTTTACTATGTCTTCTGAATATAATCCAATTCCCATATCAAATTATATATTGCAGTAATGAATCATCTCCCGATTCTATCCAAGATTTATATACAAACTCATCAAAATCGTACTTAGTTGCTGTTGTTGGACCTGGTCCAGGACCCATAGGCATTCCAGATGTAACAGGTTCTTGACTAAATTCTGTAGGACCAAATGCTTCTATTTGTGGTTTTGTTTTTGTAGGTATAACAGGTGGTGCAACTTGATTATCTGGAACTGGTGTTGCTGCAATATTTTTAATTTCTTGTCCTTCACCATATGTTGTACCTTTAGTAAAACCTTCTACTAAACCAATGCCACTACCATCGTTTCTTGCTACATTATTATTTAAAAAATTGTTTCTTACTTTATTAGGTCTCACCATACTTATCACCTTCTTCATCATCGTAATACATAAAAGTAGAGCTAATAATTAAATAACCAAAAGGAAATACTAATGGTGGTATTTGGTCTTGAAATATTCTTGCGTCATCTCTTTCTTCAAATATTATATTGTCACCTATCTCATCTAAGTCACCTAGTGAATTATGAACTATATCTGCAAAATCTCTGTTAAATGACATTATCCACCCATACCTTGTAGTAACTGTGCTATGCCCGGTGGAGGACCCTGTGGTGGTAGGGAACCTCCTCCAAGCAATTCTTGTTCTTCATTTGGTATTTCTGGTTCTTCTGCAGTAAAGAACTTATCCAAAATGTTTTGCATATCATCTGGATTTTTTCTTATCTGCACAACAGCCATTGTTGCTTTAGGGTCTCCTTGTTGTGCCTGAGCCAATAATGTATCAAAAAGTATTTTGTCTGCTTTTTCTTTTGTAATTCTGTTATTTACATTAGCTAAATTATCAAGACCATCTAAGTTTTCTTGTAATGTTTGTGTGTCTATAATACCTGCTTGGAGTAACTGCAGCCCTGTTACAATTTTTTGTGGCTCGTCATACCCAGCCATAGCACCATAAACTCTACGTGTTTTGTATGCACCTTGTATATCTTTTTGTGGCTCATATTTTTCTGAAAAGAATTGATTACTATAATATCCTGATAATTCTTTTGTACTACCACCATACATTTTTTCGTCCCATTCTAATCTTTTAGCATCAATCATTTCTATAGCATCAGCCATAACTGTATGATACTCTCTAATCATTAGTGACATACTTGCACCTAACTCTTCTAATCCTCTACCAGTAGCAAAGCTAAGTGGTGACTGTGAATCATCAGATACAGGATAAGAACCACCAACACGAAGTTGTCTTTCTATTCTGTCTATTTGCTGAAAGATTTGATAAGGAACATTTGATGCTGGTTTAGAAACTTGTGTACCTGGAGCTAGATAATTAACAGCAAATCTACCTTTTCTATATTGTCCTGATTCTATCTCTCCAGATATGTTAGTTTCTGTAAATACTGCATCTTCCATAGCTATTATTGACATCACATTAATTTTTGCCATAGAAGCCATAAGTCCTATGATTTGGTCATACTGTCCTTGTAATCTGTCAAAAGCAAATTTCTTTGCAACAACAAATGCAGGTCCACTATCTAGTGGATTTGGTATGAAGTCAAGAATAGTTGCAGAGGTCATATGAAATACATAAGTACCTTCTTCATTGTAATATTCTGCTATTAAGTCACCATCGCCATTTGAGTTAGCCCAGCTACCATTGTAAGAATCTGTATAAGCAGAAGCATATGCACTACCAATACCTAATGTATTTACTACATCTTTTTTCATAATCTTATCTTTA